TTAAGGAGCGCGGCTCTGTATGTTTCGATCAAGGGGGCTCCGGTCATTGACCATACTATGGCTATACCGGAATTTATCGCCGCCTCTCTGATGTATTCGTACTGCGCGTCGAGCCGCCTGTCCACTTCTTCCTGTCTTTTTTTTCTTTCAACCAAGTCTTTTTCGATAAAGGTTTCAACTTTTTCGAGTTTGTCGGCGATGTTTTTTACTATGTCCGACTGGGCTTCATCGGCTTGCTTTTCACGGTTCTTTTTGAATGAAGGAAAAATCAGCGGAAAAATATGTTTGATTCCAAGGTCGATTGTTTTATAAACAATTAGCACAAACAGAATGGCAAGAGCTGCCGGATCGTCTTTTAAGTGCGCTATGATATTAAATTCGTCCATTTTTTTAATCCCCTCCCAAATATTTAATCAATAAAAAAAGCCCTCTGCGGCGACACTTGTTTCCAAGTATCGACACAAAGGGCTTCCGTTGTTCGGTCAGCGCTAAAATAATTATAGATTATAATAGCATAACTGTCAAGTGAGCAATATTTTTTGGAGGTTTTTATGGTATACGGCTACATACGGGTCAGCACGGACAAACAGACAGTCGAAAACCAGCGGTTTGAAATACAGAGGTTTTGCAAGGCGGAAAAATTAAAAATCGGTAGATGGATCGAGGAAAAAATCAGCGGCACGAAAGCTCCAGAAAAAAGACAGCTAGGCAAGCTGCTAAAAATTGTGCAGTCAGGCGATTTGATAATATGCTCCGAATTGTCACGTCTCGGCAGGTCGTTTTTTATGATAATGAATATCCTCTCCGGCTGTATGGAACGGGGCGTTAAGGTGTGGACGATAAAAGACAACTATCGGCTGGGCGATGACATACAGTCAAAAGTGCTGGCGTTTGCGTTTGGACTATCAGCGGAAATTGAGCGCAATTTAATCGCGCAAAGAACAAAGGAGGCTCTCGCCCGATGTAAAGCCGATGGCATAAAATTAGGCCGCCGCCCGGGAAGAACCGTGAAAGTAAAATTAACAGGCCATGAAAAAGAGATACGGAAGATGATCCGCGAAGGCAGAAACAATGTTGAGATAGGAAAACGGTTCGGGGTACACCGGCAGACAGTTAGATTTTTTATTAGAGAGAGGCTGACAAAATGGAAACTTAAAAAACTTTTCCCGCCGACAGAATAAATTCACCCTTTAATAATGGCACTGCGGGGGACGCGATGCGGAGGATTACAGGGAGTTGTACTTCTTCGCGTTTAGGCACTTATGGATCAACAACTGTCTCCGAAGGCGCATTATTTGCAACCCAAGGGGCGTCATTGCTGGCTGAATGGTCTGAAACAAATGCCAAAAATATTGTTATTAACATTGATTCCGGTCTTGCCGTTCCCACGGGTAACGAGAACAGTGTAAAGACGCTCTCTGAACTTGTATGGAGGCGCGTAGCCTAAGCTACCCTGCGCCAAACTAGCTCCGACATCGTGCGCGGCGAATTTTCGGGGCCGATTTCTACAACTCGGCCATTGTCAAAGTGGAAAGATCGATCTCTGCTTGATAGTTGAGAATTAGCAGCCGAGGCGTAACCTTCTGATAACGTTTGTTTATATATTGCACCGGATGTCGATGCACCGTCACCATACCAACTACCTATGCCATAATTAGGGCCGCCGTAATGTCCTTTAATTGATCTCATCGCGTCCCCCGCAGTGCCATTATTAAAGGGTGAATTGATAGTTACGCGATTTTTAGCCCTTCCAGCTCCAGTTCGATGGTTTGAATATCAATCCGCCGTTCCGTTATCAGCGTTTTATATTTGAGATTAAATGCTTCATCGGCTGCATCGGCCTCTCCGTCCAGTGACGCGAGTATGCTCCGCAGCCTTTTTTGCTCGTACTCCGCGATTTCGGCTTTCGCTTTCGACAAAGCGGCTTCTTTTTCCGCGAGTTCTTTTTTTTCTGTCTCGACAACCCATTGGTTTAACTGCCGGTTAAATTTTTGGTACGGCTCGTTTTCGATGGGAGCCTCTTGCGTGTAATCATCGCCGGGCTCTTCGTCAAGATTATAGATTTGTTTTGTCTCGCCGATTTTTTCTTTGTGATACCAGCGGCCTCTTTTATCTTTGCGTTTGCCTTGATTTATTAGTTCCGCGTCAGGTATGCGGCGCATCGCGCTGTCAAACCATTCCAGTTTGTCGCCGTGGCTTCCTTTCCAATCATTTGGAGCTTCCTGCCAGTCAGCGTTTCCTACAGGCGATTCCCCTGTCTGTATGCGATCAATTTTTCCGTCTTTTACAGTGTAAAATGTTTTACTCATTTTGTCCCTCCGCAATAATCTTATGCTAACACAAATTCTTTTACTTGTCAAGCGCAATCAATTCACCCTTTATAAATGGCGGCACTGCCGGAGATGCGATACGGAACTTCACTGGCAGGACTGGCACATATCCTTCTGTTCTCAGCGATGGCAATGGGGCTTTCAAAACAGTATATGTGGGCAACAATGGTGGCGATTCGGGATCAACGTACACGGGCTATAGAGATAATTTTAACCCATCACTCGTCGTACCCACAGGCCCCGAGAACAGTCCTCGCACATTTTCTACCCTCGCGTGGCGGCGCGTAGCATAATAAAGACCCTTTGTTGATGGCGGCACTGCCGGGGATATAATGCGGCTGATTGAGGGAAATATCTCTTTCCGTAATGGCACACTCACGAATAGCAACGGCGTTTTTACTCATGGGTCAGTATCGGGTAGTCCTATCGCTAACACTTTTGTAGCAAATGGGCCTCAAGAAGTACGTGCCGCGATAGATTTTATTTCCAGCCATGTTGTTCCCACCGGCCCCGAGAATTCCCCCCGTACAATATCGGAGCTTGTCTGGCGCAGGGTAGCCTAAGCCACGCGCCTCCAAGTGAGGGTAGAGAATGTTCTGTCGCTGTTCTCGGGGCCGGTGGGGACGACCATACTTGGGTTAAATTGTACCGGCCCTCGGTTGGCGTTATAGGAATCTCCAAGTGGTACAATAAATTCATCTGTTGCTTGCTTAATAAATAACTTGCCTCCAGCGGTAGACCATGTATAAAAGTACCCCGTGAAATTTCTAATCATATCCCCAGCCGTGCCGCCATCAATAAAGGGTGGTCTGTTTCCGCCGGCAAAGGAGGGGAATTTGCCGCCGCAGACATTTATCTCCGCGACGTACATTCCGTCATATTCGCCGCCCTCAATCTGATGTCCGATAGCAAAGTCGCCGTCAATCCACTCCTGCAAAAACCGGCGCGGAACAAAAATTTCAGGCTGGAATTTATCCCATAACACAGGTTCGATCTGTTGTGCGGCATTGGTGACGGCCGCTTTCGCCTTAAACAGCGTGTAATCATCGCCGTCAAGATGGTATCTGACGTAAGTGTTGGCAGCGTAATTGCTGCCGGGAGTGTAAATTGAATTAAGAGCATTAGACGGTAATTGCGGTGCGAGGCCGTACTGCTCCGCGCGGTGGTTCCAAAGTTCCCAATGAGAATTTGCGGGAAATACTCCTTTCGCCTTTAGCTCGTTCGGGGAGTAATCGTTAGGGTATTGCGTGTAACGTATCCCTATCGGGTAATGACTTTCTTTTTGTCTGCCAAATCCAATGACTCTCATTTTCCCATAACGGTCTACCGTTATCATTCCGTCAGTCGAGCTGTCTGGAGCCTCCTCCTCGCCTGTTACCAGGCCTAGTAGTCCGGTATTGGAAGCAATATCCACGCTGTCCGATCCATTGTCACACCACTCAAATATTGGCGGATCGGTGTTTTGGGTATTATTAAGTACCCACACATGACCGTCAAAGAGATTCTTAACACGGGTTCCGTCCCAGATTTCCAAAGCGTCATTAATGTTTGTTATCTGCGCAAGCGCATAATCTGTCAATTCCTCTTGCGTCGGATTATCAGTCTCAAAGTCATTTGCAGTCAGATACCCACCACGGCCCTTCAGATTACTTATCGCAACTGTGTGAGCCTGGATGTCCTCTTCATTTTTGTTTACTTTTATGTTCAGCAAACTGACTTGTTCCTTTCTTTGGGCGGTTTCCTGTTCTGTCTTTATTTTAAGATAGGCTGATCGCTCTGTAAGTTCCCTTATCGGGCGCGTCGCAATCCCGTTATCGCCACCTATTACATCATCTTCATAATCCCACTGATACACATCCGGGAATTCTGGGTTTGCTGGTATTTGTATAGTCGCCATAGTATTGTCCTCCTTTTATTGGCTTAAAAACATGATGGTCCAATGACCTTCAAGAGAAATATCCGATGCCTTATGGATCGGGTTTGTCCTTGTTTTTCTGGCAAATAGCTGTCCGTCCGCGGTTAAAAGACCGAATTCGCGGATTGCCATTCCGTTGTTTTCATTATCGCCTAACTGCCAATTAAACCGTACGCTGCCAGCCAGCGGAAACGAATAGCCCGATACCGGTTTTGACCACTGGCCGGTAATAACGGAGTCGGACGGTTCCGGGTCCGTGTTATTTGTACCGAAAGCGATCTGCGTAATATGCCGATTTGCCGTGTTTCCTGCTAGCAAATTAGCCATCTGTATCTTTGCGATGTTCAAAACGAGGTTATTATCCGATATTTTCTCAATGATTTTTCCTGATTTATATACCCTCATTTCAAAAACGCCCCGCAAAGTACCCGTTTCAGCAAACTTTTTCATGTTTACCTCCAAATTATTTTTACCCCAATGGGATAAGCTGCTTGCTATTGAACTTAATAGTTCCGTCAAATTTATATACGCCGTTAAAATAATGGTATTTTCGTATACCAATGGATATATCCTCATTAAGAATCGCTTTATTACTAAAATTGTTTTCAGGTATCTCTATAGATAATTTGTCTAATATTCCTGATGAAAATTTAAATGGCGGATTAGGCTTGTATGCTGGGAAAGCTTTTCCTATTCCATTAAATTTAAGATCGCCATTAAATTTAATTACTCCATTGAACTTGCCACGAGTAACGACTTTATTATTTACTGTTTTTCCGTCAAATTTTGCGGCTCCGTTAAATTTAAACCGTTTCTGGAAAATATCCTCAAAACTATTAACACGAACGATTATCCTTAAATATTCTTTGACGTTAAATCCATCTTCAAAAATTATTATCGATGTTATATTTTCCAGAAAAGACCGTGTGTTTTTTATGCTGTTTATTGCGCGTATAAGGTTATTCCTAACCGCCGTGTCCGGCATTTCTTCTTCGGTCCCTATTCTGAATCGGTACGGCAAGCCGCCGTAATCAAACCATTCTTGGATTTCCGCTTTTGAAAAAACTGTTGAAACAATTTCTTCCACTACAGAGGGCGTTCCTTTCCGCGTGTGCCAGTTCAGGGACTTCAAAATTAATTCGCTTTTTATTTCCAGCGGCATCGCCGGGTCGTAAAAATCAACATGAAACTGCCATGCAAGCAAATCGAGCAATAAATTATCCGTAATTTTTTTGAGTACAAGGTTGGGTATTACCGCGATCCCCGGTATGTCGGCAATTATCCGGCGCAGTTCCTCGTCAAACGCCTCGCATACCATTCGGACGTTTTTATCGCTTGCCAAATTGGGAGGAAGTAAAGGGATTATGGATATTTCAGACAGATCCACTATTCGTCCTCCAGCCCTTCATAAATAATCTGTGCCGGCAAATCGCAAACGCCGACTTGCCAGGGTTCTAATTTTGTCGGCGACGGTTCTTCTATGACGACCCATTTCACGCCGCATTCCATAACCAACTGGTGCAAATATGACGGGTTAATATCCCGGCCAAGAACATTTTTTTGCCATGAAATATATTCCGCTACGGCCGAATTAACGTTGTCAACAATTGACTGTACCTTCGCCGTATCCCCGGTGCGTATCCAGTATCTGATGTGAATGTTATATGTAATTGGTTCCGGGTCTTTTACATGGACAAAATCAGTAAGCGGCCGCTTGTCCGACAATGTTTCAAGAACCTGATCTTTTACTTCCTCTGACGGCAGTTCCCCGTCCTGCATTAAAACCGCAATATTTACATTCCCGGGGCCGGTACCCGATTCCCGGAAGTAATTAAATAACGCCACATAAAAATTAGAGGGATCGGTTATTCCCCACGGAGTAAGAAATTCGCCAAACGATGCCAAATCCAAATCGGGCATCCACACTCTTGTATCGCTAATCCCGGGGTTTGCTGTCCGCGCCCAAAACTCATAGGCGCCGTCAGGCCCGGCAACGGAAAATGACTCAGGAAGCAAATGAAGCCTTGCCCGATAAGCCTCGATATCCTCTTTGTCCGCACCGCCGCTTGTAGGCGTGATATTTTCAGCCGAAGCGACAAAAGGCGACACGTCTACCATGTTGTTTATATCGCCTGGCTCAAATCCCATGCCCGCCGTGCCGGCAGTCATACATTCCGCTTCCACATCGCCGTACAGTTCCCCTGCCGGTATCTCGATAGCGTATTTTGTGGCAAAAAATATTTTATTATCAGGCGTTGTGCGGTATCCTTTTGCGATTATTGTCCGCACGGATCTTGCAATTGATAACGTATACCGGATCGTTGTCAGCGCGTTTGACGCCGGCAGCCGTTTGCCGCGCTCTCCGTATAAATACCCGATATGTTCAATCGTTTCTTCATTGGCAAAAAATAACAGGTTTCCCTTTCCCGTTTTATCTATATCGGTCGCCACTTGGGTTAAAGCCGCCGCCTCGGTTAACTGTACAAGCCTTTCCGGATCGCCAGCGGCCAATCTGTATCCCGGGTTTCCGTTTGCCCTGCGGATTTCCTCATACACGCGTTGCAATCGCGCCTCTATCTTCCGCGAATCGGTATCTGAAAATTGCAAATCGTTAAATGACATTACTTTTTTACCTCCACTTTCACTTTTGGCCGAAACTGTCCTGACATAGTGTCAGAACTCCAAATAATTTGCCTTAAAACTACCCGGGGTTCATACTTTTTTAACTGCAAAAATATTTCCTGTTCGGCTTTGGCGCGCGTTTTATTTACCGGGCTGTCCAAAAACTCAAAACTGATCCCAAAATCACGATCAAGAGGTACTGTGCCGCGCCGGGTAGTCAAAATCGTGCGGACATTTTGCATAATCTCCGGAACGCCGGTTAAACCGTACGTTATACCCGCGGACAAACTCTCTACGACGACTAACGCCATTACCTAATCCCTCCTTTAATTATATTCACGCGCCGTTATGCTACATTCCATCCACATTGTTTCCCCGTCACGCGGACCGAACACTGTAGATGTCCCGGATACTTCGGTTATCCGCCAGAAATTATCGCTCAAAGGGAAACCGTTCAAAATAAGAGGATGATATTCGCCTTTACGCACCGCCGTTCTTAAAGCTTCATAGCTTTCCTGCGGATCAACGCCCAGCATGGTTGTGAAAATCATTGACAGCTCCAACTCGTCAAGACCGGGACCGAGAAACTCCGACAACGGAGCGGTGTTTATCGTTTCATGTTCCGCCCAGCGTCCGGATGACTTTTCTGTAAGCTCCTGAAACGTTTTAGCGAAATCGCCTGAGACTTCAAATACAAAATCGCCCCACGATCCGATTACCATTACTCTACCTTTCCTTTTCCTGTTACGTTCCCGGAAGAATTAGCAAATGTTCCGGGCAGAACGTCCATATTTGTCTTCAGGTAATTGATAATTCCCGCGGCTAATACTTTTAGATATTCTTTCGTTGGCGTTTCACCCGGAGTCAATGTTCCTTCGTATTCGGAATTCATTTCATCAAAAATCGCATCCGCCAATCCTTCCTTTGTCATTGCCATAAACAAACTCCCTACTTTAACGCCTTCGCGCAAGCCTGTTTTGCTTTTTGCGCGGCTTCGACTATATCCTGCCAGACTCCATTTAGGTGCATATTGATAAGCGGAGGCACGGGGGGAACCGGAGCGCCGGGAGGCAACGGAGCGGGAGGAATAAGAACGGGATTCCTTGTTACGGCTGCTATTAAATCGTCAAAAAAAACCTGCAAAACGCCCGCGCCCAATTGTGTTTCCTTTCCTTGAAGTCCGACAGGTTCAGCCGATTCGATATCCAGATCATCTGTTGTTAAAGCTGTTTTTTCTTCTACCTCAAATTCAAGATTTTTTAATTTTAATTTGCCGCCCTGATCTATTATTAAATCCAGCGTTCCTTTGTCCGCGTCAAGTTTGATTACGTTTTTCCCGTCATCGCTGACTATTAAAAGAATATTCGGCTCTCCGCCCTGCGGCATTTTGCCGGCAGTGTAAACCTTGCCTAATATATACCCCTCTTCCGCGCCGTTCGGGAGGCGGCTTACTACTACCTGGTCTCCTTCTTTCGGAGTGAAAAAAAAGTTCCATCCGCCGGCCGCGGGAAACAGTACCTGCATTAATCCTGATGATGTTCCGCCCAGATCGTCAAAACCGACCCGCGCCGCTGCGGATTTCACATCGCGTTCTGTCGCCTGCCCCTGATGAAGCAATGATCTATTATCCGCCATGCTAATACCCCAAAACCCTGTGAGCATTTATTGAAGTAGTGTATTTGCCGCTCCTTTTATGAGTTGCCGTATCTACCATGTATTTTCCCGAGAACACGCCCCAGTTTGTAATATTAATAGTGACCCCTCCGACCATTTTTACATTTCCCGTAATTGTCAATGTGCAAGTCCATTCTTTTTTATTTTTCTCCCTGCAACGTGCCCGGCAAATTCTATTGGCGTTATCTGTAACGTCCGTTCTCGGTCTTTGAAAATCTGCCGTTATGTCACTGAAGGGGTGCATTCCCGTATCGAAAGTTCCTCCGGCGCTTCCGGAAGCGTTATTGGTTCCGTTTCTGAAATTATCGCCTCTCAGATCGCCGGGACGTTCATTTAATACCAGCTTCTGCCCTGTTGCCGGGGGATTAGGCGGCGTAAATTCCCCTTGCGCGACAGTTCCCGACTTCGGGTCTTTGTAATACAACTCGACTTTGCTGACGGTATCATTCGTATCCTGCGAAAATGAATATCCTGTTATGCGGCTGCCTGTTTCGGATTTAATATCGAAAGTGTCAATCGGTTCTTTTTCTTCATAAACCGACTCCTCAAATAAAACTATTTTTCCATCGGTAGCTTTCAACGCCACGCCGTATTTGGCGCACAACTCCATAAGAAAAGACATATCCGTCTGCTGTTGCTGGTCAACGCGGTCAAATTTTATATCAGACTCAACCTCGTATATCAATTCAAGCCCGGCTTTGTCCGCTATAGACTGCGCTATTTTTTGAAGCGTTGCCTCTTCCCATGTGTTTGTTTTTTCCTCGCATTTCAAACTGGATGATACAGGAATAGATACAGCTTTAATCGCGGCCTTGGCAGGAGGCCCCGAAGAATCGACCGTATCAATTTCAAAAGCGCCGCAGTCTAATTCGTCATAATCTTCCTCATTGTTCCAGTTTTCAGCGCAAAGTTTTACACGCAATACGGTTTTATCCCCGGCCTTGATTTCAGGGCTTTCAAATTTCGCTTTAATATCCTCGATTAATTTTTTCTTGCCGCTCTCTCCGCGGTATTGCGGATTTTGCGCGACATAATCAGACCATGTCGCTGAATTTGTTACGCGTTGCAATTCCCTTCCCTGCTCTGCCGTAAGGTCTGACGCGTCTATCAGCCTTTGCAAATTGGCCGTGCTGATACCTTCTTGCAATGCCTTTGCCATTTGCGAATAATCGGAATTCCCTCCGGGCTCCGCTTCCTTTTCCTTTGCTTTCGGGTACCATTCGTTAACCCATTTGCCTTCTTTGTCGGTTACGGTTAAATCAATGGAATCCGATTCTCCGGAAGCCCTGTCGGTATATGTGAAACTAAGAATTTGATCGGATATCGCTTCCGAGATATCGGTGCCGTTAATTTCGGCTTCCAAAAAAGAACGTCGCGGCAACATATCACACCGCCTTTTTCCACGGGGGCAACAGAGTAACGGAAGTCGGCTGTACTGCCGGTTTGTCAGGAATTAGAATAATTGTCGCTTCTTCAAATCGCACAATATGGCGCAATGAGGGATTTGCGTTCAACAGGGTGTCGATAAACCTTTCATCACCGTAAAGTTCCCAGCTTATCCGGTCCCACACGGCTCCCTGCGGCGCCAGATATTTTTTAAGCATAAGACACCCTCCGGTTCTCGCGCATTATTGATTCAAGCGCGGTTTTGACTTTGGATTCAAAATCTTCACCCGCTTTCTGTCCGGCTTCCGATATCTGGCTTAATGTTTCCTGCCCCGGGGTGCCGCCGTTGAAATTATTTGTCATTTTAAAATCTATTTTTATTACAGTTTCGCCTGACGAAAGTTTTTGAGCGGCCGCCGCCATAACGGGAGATGTTTCAGGGCTTTGAACGGGCGGGGCCGCCGCGGATACTGCCGACGCCTGTTCGCTTGCCCTCTTCAAGTATCCGCCTAATTCTCCGGCCTGTTTCCAGATATCAAATCCCTGGGACGATCTGTTTAACGGAACTACCGCTTCGGCGCCGGCCTCCGCAATTTGCGCGATATGTGGCTGCCTGAAAACGCCGCCTTCCGCATGGCCGGGTACCGCGTTTCTGCCTCCGGTAAAAACGCTGCCTATCTTGTCTCCGATGCCGGTAAAAAATCCTTTTACAGTTTCCCAGCCGTCTTTTATAACGTTGATAAATCCAAAAAACTTTTCTTTTATAGCGTCAAACAATCCAAAAAACGCGTTTTTAAGATAATCGAAAACAGCGGCCGGCCCCTGCTTTATCGCTTCCCATAATCCGGTAAAAAAATCTTTTATACCGTTCCAAATGCCTTTTATTCCTTCAACCGCGCTATCCATTACGCCTTTAATTTTTAAAAACACGTCTTTTACGCCGTCCGGCATTTTGTCCCATACCGCCGCCGAGATATCTTTTATTTTGTTAAATGTTGTATCACAAAAATTTTTAAATTTTTCATTATGCTCATAAAGATATTTTAACCCTCCGGCATACGGGTTCACCATTCCGATAGCTACCGTTTTCCAGTTATCTTTAAGCCAGCCTCCGGCTTTGCCTGCCGCGCCTTTTATTCCTTCAAACGCTTTAGACGCGCCGCCCTTGATTCCTTCCCATGCCTTGCCAGCTACATTCTTGACGCCATTCCAAACACCGCTAAAGAAATCACCTATGCCGCCAAAAATATTTTTTATAAAATCAACTGCCTTTCCGACAAAACCGCATACAGCGTCCCAAACTATCCCGGCTACTTCTTTTATTTTGTCAAAGTTTTTTACAACCAATACGACAATAGCGATTACCGCGGCGATAGCCGCAATTACAGCCAACACCGGCCACGTCGCCGCCCATACAGCCGCGGCCATGGCGCCGAACCCCGCGGCTCCCGCTGCGCCTCCAGCGGC